GTAAGGTAAGTGTATCGATTACATATAGTAAGGACAACGTTACTCTTGGTCATACAGCACTTAATATTGATGCAGGTAAAGATGCCCCTGGTTTTGCATACTCTTCAAAGCTATCAGATGAAGACGCGGAAAGTTTTATGATCAAAGTTTGCAATTACTTTAATTACGAAATTAGAGATCAATTTGTAGCTACTACAAAAGTAATTGTATAATGATTACAGGAACAGAGTATTATGGAGTTGATAAAGGCTTCTGTGAATGGAACTATATTCAAGGAGTTATTAAAGAGCTTAACTTTGATAGTGATACGCAACTCCACGTGGTTAGTATGACCCAGGAATGGGATTATCGCGATAAAGTAGTACTCAAAACAAATAAGAGAAACGTTATTATTGGTCTAGCAGACGAGTTTATGACTGATAATGTTCCTCAAGAATGGAAAGATAACGCTACTACATTTAAGGCATATTTACTACCAACCCAAGAGTGTAGTAGTGTCCATTCATTTCCACTCGGTTATAATAAGAAGCATAAAAAACTTATTAACCGACCTATAAAATATAGACCAATTGATGTATTCTTTGCAGGTCACATGGCGTCAGTAAATAGACAACAATATATGCATCCTGTAATTAATTTTTTTCAGAATATGTCGTCTAGTAACAGACCTAAACTAGATTTTAATATATCAAAAGGCTTTAATATGGGGTTAGATGCTGACGCTTATTCTGAAAAACTCCATGACGCTAAAGTTGTAGTATGTCCGGCTGGTAATGTAAGTATGGAAACATTTAGACATTATGAAGCTATGAGAAGTGGTGCTGTGGTAGTATCACCGAAACTGCCAAACACAAAAATTTATAACAAGGCTGCTATCTGTCAAGTAGATGACTGGGACGGAAATGTTGGTAATACTATTATGGATTTGCTATCTGATCTAGATATGTTACAATTGGTACAGGATAGGCAGCAACAAACTTATAATAATAGGTTTACAGCAAAATCAGTCGCTAAATATATTAATGAACTTCTTCCAGTTACAAAATAAACTTTTCTACTCTAATAAGAGTAAGCAGCCTGAGCCCTTGGACTCAGAAGGCGAACAAGCATTTGTACCGTTTTTGTTTAATCGCTGGCTTACTATGTATAGTAAAGATACTGTTGGTTTTGTTAATGAAACTCTTAACAAATATTGTGGTATCTTTGATACAGATAAACAAAAGACATATAAAATGTATTATAATCTAATACCACGATTAAAATTTAAACGTATTAGCTACATTAAGAAGGTTAAAAAAGATAAAGAGAAGCAAGACGAGACTGATCAACTTAAGATGATTGCTAAGAATAAAAATATGTCTGTTCGTGAGCTAGAGATATATAAGAACATGCTTGATTAATTTTTAACCTATAGTAAATATAGATATGGCACAAAGAAGTATTGACACTCTTGCACCTCAAAAGCATCTTATTGATCTCTCACCTAATAGTCAAGGTGATGTAGGTCTCTCAGATGAGTTTGAACTTACAATGATTTTTGATGATATCCTATTAGTTGAATATGTTGATGATAATGACACAGGTGAAATTAAACGTAATGGTATTTTCGTACCTACTAACGCATTAACAAAAGCTTGGCGTAAAGCTAAAGTTATTCTTGCTGGACCGAAAGCAGAATATACAAAGCCAGGAGATATTGTTATCTTTCCTAACAATCTTGGCGTTACTGTTGCTAATATTGATGTGAATGGCTCTACAATAAAGAGAGGTATTTTTCTAAATGAAGATAGATTATTCGGTATTTGCAAAGTAAAGGATGATAATTCAAAGAGTAGCTCTTGATTCACTACTACTTAAAAATGTATGTGAAATAAGATTTGTACGGCGCCGACCTCAAGCAGGTGATGGTCCTACAAGGCGGATGCTATGTACTAAATCTTACGAGCTTTTAAACTCTGTTAACGGGCGGGTTACTTTAAACTACGCTCCGCCTAGCGGACCAAAAAAGATTAACGAAGCAGCAGAAAATGTTTTAGTAGTATGGGATATTTTGATGCAAGATTATAGAACTATTAATATGAACTCTTGCGATTTAATTCAACAAATTCCAGATAAAGATTTTTGGGAATATTTTAATGAGAACATTTACCCAATGTCACCTGAGCAAAAATTTAACTTTATGAATTCATGAATGTATCCCTTGAAAATTTCTCCAATCATATAAAGCCATACCTTTTACAAGACGTTGCCATATGCACTGATCGTAAAATTATTAGAAAAGGTAAGCTAAGAATCTTTCAAATAAAACAACATTATGCTAGATTAACTTTAGAGGATGAAGTAAGGACACGTATGTATGAAATTCCGTATCCGTTTGAAATAACTAAACGAGGATCGAAAACTATTCTTTGCTACAAACTTAGTAAATTACTTAATTTTGGAGATTTAGATTTGCAGGTTAAGTTTTTAGATTCATCAAAGAAGTCTAAAATATACAATGAAAATTTGTATATAATGCCACTACATGAAGTTGATTTATAGGGTTGATAGACTATAATGATATAGGTGATTAATAACTTATTGCAACAGTTTCCGAAAGGATACGATCCAAATTCGTCGCAAGTTAAACTCCTTAAGAGTATTGATGAGGCTTTTGAAACAGGTAGCAAATTTGTAGTATGTAACGCGCCTACAGGAAGTGGTAAAAGCTTTATATCAAAAACATTGGGTAATGTTGCTGACGAAAGTCCTGATGAGTTTCGTCAGTTAGTTACTTCATATGCTGCTTATAAGCGCACGCAGGGTGGTTATACATACCAAGATGAGTGTGATGAAATGTCATCGTTTGGCTGCACTGCGTTGACTATTACAAAAGCATTACAAGATCAGTATAAAGAGTTATTTAAAGATACTGCAATTGTTAAAGGCAAGTCAAATTATCAATGTGCAATAGATGAGCGTTATCCTGTTGACGTAGCACCATGCCTACATTCTGCTAATTTAAAAGCGGATTGCTGGGCTAAAAATAAGTGTACATATTATGAAGCAAGAAATAAAGCTTTAGTATCACAGTTTAATACTTTAAACTATAATATGTTTTTCGCTCTACCTAATCATCTTAAGAAGAGACAGTTTTTAATTTGTGATGAAGCGTCAGAGTTAGAGGATCAGTTAGTTAAAGAATTTACTTGTAAAATTGACTACAAGTTTCTTGCAAGAATGGATGTTGATATTAGACCATTAACTAAACGAATGCCGGCGGTTAAATGGTTAACGGAGCTGCAAATCGATCTTACCGATAAAATAGAAGAGATTAAAGATATTCTTGCTGTCAAGAAAACAAATAATAAAAAGGCTATTCTAGATCTTACTACTAATATGCAACGTATAATGAACTTGCAAAGTAAAGTCGGGTTAGTTACCGATTCGTGGCAAGAGTCTGAGTACGTTTATGAAAAGGATGCTACAGGAATTACATTTATGCCGCTTAAGGTTAATAAGTTAGCATATAGATTATTTGATTATGCTGATAAGGTAATCCTAATGTCAGCTACAATTATTGATCCAGATAATTTTTGTAAGTCTTTAGGAATTGAAGACTATAAATATGTCGAAGCTGAATCGACGTTTGACCCTAAAAAGGCTCCTATTGTTTGTAATCCAAAGTATAAGTTAAACTATCATACAATGGATAAGTACCTCCCTCGTATTATTAAACAGGTAGCAGAAATATGTAATCATCATGTAAACGATAAAGGTATTATTCACTCTCAAAATAATAATATTACAGCTAAATTAGGTACTATGTTATATGGAGATAGATTTTTATATCGCGAGCCTGGTATTAAGAATGAAGATATTCTAGATAAGCATATGGCTAGTGTAGATCCAACTGTGCTTGTATCACCGTCTATGTCGTATGGCGTTGACTTAAAAGGAGATCTAGCGAAGTTTCAAATAATTATTAAAGCTCCTTTTTTACCTACTAAGGATGTTAGAATTGAACGAATGATGAAAAATGATTTTGATTGGTATCAAAATAAAATGTTATGCTCGTTGATTCAATCATGCGGAAGAGGTGTTAGATCTAAAAAGGATACATGCATTACATATATACTGGATGGTACTATTGTGGATAGTATTTTACGGTCTAAACATAAGTTACCAAAATACTTCCTCGAAAGATTCGTTTAAGCATTAAATATATACAATGGTTAATTACACCTACAACTTTGAAGTTAAGGACCTCTTAACGCAGTTTGTAGCAGCTTTTGATGACACAGTTATTAAGCGCTATGACAAAAATAATAATGCGCGGCAGGAAATCGGTGTTAGATATGTGTTCGCTCCTAAGCAGCGAATAATGCATGATATAGTTAACAAAGCTAAGAATATAGAGCTTCCAGTTGTTGCTATTAATTTAGCTAGCGTATCATATGATACAGAAAGAGTGTTTAATAAGCTTGATAATTTTGAAAATTATGCTAATGCTAATTCTGCTTCAGCTATTAGAACACCTACACCAGTAAACTTGACTGTTAACATGTCTATACTTTG